GGCCAACAACATCGAAATCGGGAACGCCTCGGCACTGGCCGACCTGAACGGCCCCATGGGCGGTGCGGCGTGAGCGGGGCCTACCTGATCTGGTCGAACGAGCACATGGCGTGGTGGCGTCCGGCCAGCGCCGGCTACACGATCCACGCCGAGGCCGCTGGCCGCTACGATCACGCGACCGCCCTGTCGATCTGCGCCAATGCCCGCGACGGCTGGCGTCCCGGATCGCCCCCGCCTGAAATCCCGGTGGCCGAGGCCGATGTGCTTGTCTGCGAGGCCCGTTATCATCAGATGGTGGGAGGGAGGGAATGAGCCGCCGCTTCGGCCGCAACCAGCGCCGCAAGATGCGCGACGAGATCGCCCTACAGGCCATGCTCCTGCGCCAGACCCGGGCCAGCCTCGAAAGCGAAAGCGCAGGCCGGCTCAAGGAGAAGCGGGCGCGCGTCGCGCTGGAGCAGGAAATGGCCGAGTGGGCCGAGCGGATCGCGACGCTCCTCGGGCCGGAGAGCGCCTTTGCCCGGGAGGTCAGCGAAATGCTGCTGGACCCCGGCCTGTTCCATAGCGTCGCCCATGAGGGCCGGCCTCTGGCCGTCGAACCGCGCAGCACCATGACTCGGGTCGCCGGGGGTATGACGATGCGGGACGCCCGGGAGATCATCGACCTGTTCGCCACGACAGCCGTGCCCGAGCGGGATGGCGCGGCCTATCGCTGGCGCTTCCTGATCAAGACCAAGGACGGGGCGGCGGCGATGATGATGGACGAGCGCACGATCTACACGCTCAAGCGCAACGGCGACCGCGCCCTGATCGAATATCTGGTCCGGCAACTGGTCGAGCCATGGATGCAAGGGAAGGTCGGCCGATGAGGAGGGGGACCATGTGGAAGCTGCAATGGGCCGTGTTGGCGGCTGGCTCGCTGGTCGCGGCCTCATGGGCGAACGGGAGCGCCTCGCTTTGCCACCTATCGGTTGCCGCCGCCGTCGGCGCGCTGATGGGGTGGGCCTTCGCCCATTGGGTGCTGCGATGATCCGCTGCCCGAAGCATGGCCCCTTGCTCTATGGCACCCGATGCGTCGGCTGCGATTGCCAGCACGCCGATCTGGAGCCGCCCGCAGGTTTCGTGCCCGGCACGGTGCACATGGGGTTCGATCTGGCCAGCGGCCCGGACAAGACGGCGACCTATCGCATTCATCGCGTCGGCGACGAGTTCCGCTACACCATCGACGACATCGAGTTCATGGAAATGCCGACCGGCACAGCCGATATGTTCGCCGAGTTCGCCCGTAAGGAACGCGAGCGGGTCTGGCGGGCGATGAACATGCCGCCCGAGCACTTCAATTGCCGGTCCACCGTGCACGAGAAATGGGGAGCGCCGCCCCACCGCAACGGCGTGGAGATCATCACCGACCCGGCCGACCAACGCGGGGTCAATGCCAAGCGAGTAGGAGCGCACCCATGAAAGGCGAAGTCGGAATCCTGAACGTCGGGGCTGGCGATACCAAGCTGACCTTCGACCCCACCAAGCCCGATGAGGTCGCCCGGAGCGCCCAGATCGTCAAGGACATGATCCGGCGCGGGTTCGTCCTGCTGATCGAGGTCGGCCAGGATGAAAAGGGCGAGGCGATTTACAAGCGCGCTCATGACTTCGACGAATCGACGGCCGAGTATATCGTGGCCGGCGTCACTGAATTGCCCACCACGGAGAAGGCCCATGACGAAGAACAGGCAGGCTCGCCGCCGCCAAGCCGCAAAGCAGCGCCGCGCCGAGGAAAGCGCCGCACGACAGAGCGCGTCCCTGCATCAAGCACGCGAGCGGTCGCTGTCGCGCGGACGGCAGGCGGCTAGGGAACTGGACGGCTTCGCGCACCTGCGCGACTGCCTGAAACAGATCGGCGACCAGACGGCCGAGTGGGCCGGCATCCCCATGCCCATCGAAGGCCTGCCGCTGATCATCGAGCCGACCTATCCGAACGCCGAAGGGCTGATGAAGATCGGCCGCAAGGAGCCGGGCGACGAGGACGCCGGCTGGTCCCTGATCAATCGGTGGTATAGCAGCCGGCACCGGGCCGACGTGCTGATCATGCGCGACCCCGAGGGCAAGATCGTCCACGGCAAGCTGCCGGCGTTCCACCATATCAAGCACGATCTGAACTCGCTCGGGGCCAGCGATGCGTGGGGGCTGGAGCAGGAACACCGCGCCCTCCAGTTGCTCGGTGAAATGGTCAGCCACCGGCAGATGAAGCACTATATCCTGACCGGCATGTTCCTCGAAAAGAGCAAGCGCAGCGGCGTGACCTATCTGTTCCGCCGCCTGAAACCGACTGTCGCCTGCGCGGCTGGAGGGAGGCCCGAGGACTCGATGCGAATCCTGTGCTGCCTTTGCATGCACCCCATCGCCTATTACGCGGACAGTTGGGCCGGGGCGATGTGCCCGACCGACGACGTGATCGCCCACCTTGCCCTGATGCGGGGCGACGAGGCGATGTTCTGGCGGCGATGCAACCAGCACCCGCCCTATCGGCCGGAGGCGGGGTTGTGATGGACGGCCCGCACCCCTTCCACCTGACCAGCGTCATCGGGGCCGTGCTGTCCGATGATCGCGCGCACCGCTACTGGCTCTGGCGCATCTGGAGCCGGTCGCTCCCCCTGCTGGTCGTCGTCATGTTCAACCCATCAACGGCCGACGAGCGCAAGGATGATCCGACGATCTCGCGGCTGTGCGGGTGGGCGCGTCGATGGGGCTACGGCGGGGTGCTGGTGATCAATCTCCATTCGATCAGGTCCAGCGACCCGGTCATCGTCCGCTCGATGGCACCGGCCAGGCGATGGGGCGACGCGCAAGCCGCCGCGCTCTGGCACGCCCTCGACATCGCGCAGCAACAGGAAAGCCCGGTTCTGGTCGCATGGGGAGATCTGGCGGACGCCGACGACGTGCGCCCCTTCGCCGAGGCAGCGGCCGGGCTGGAGTTCATCTGTCTCGGCCTGAACGCCAGCGGCTCGCCGAAGCATCCCATGGCCCGGGGCAAGGCCCGCATCCCCGACGATCAGGAGCCGTTGCCCTACCGGCTGACCGCATGAAGCGGTCGCCGATCAAGCCGCGCCGCGACCGGCCGCGACGCAAGGCCCCGGAGCGCGTCCAACACAAGCGGACCAAGCCGAAGGCCGGGGCAGCGCCGAACGCCGAGGAGCGGGCGCACATCGCCCGCGTCGCGGCCATGCCTTGTCTGGTCTGTGGCCGGCCGGCGACCGTCCATCATGTGACGGCCTCGCGCCACGGCGGCCGGATCACGCGCACGCACAAGCGCGTCGTCCCCCTGTGCCCTGTCCACCATCAGATTCAGCACGGCCCGGAGGAAAGCGTCGAGGCGCTGAACCACGGCGGGTTCTTCGCGCGCTATGGGATCGACCTTGAGGCCGTCGGCGACGCCCTGTGGCTCGAGTCCGAGGCGCTGATCTGATGGTCTGCCAGCGCGTCCCCTTGCTAGGCGGCGGGCACGCCATCGTGTGCGGGCCGCGCCAGCGCAAGCGCAAGTGCGTCGGGTGCGGCAAGATGACCGCCGATCTGCTGTGCGACTGGAAAGTCCCGGAGCGGAAATCGGGGACGTGCGACAAGCCGGTCTGTTCCCGCTGCGCGACCAGCCCCGCCCCGGACAAAGACCTGTGCCCAGATCACGGCGTCGCCTATCAGGAGTGGAAGGCGCGCCGATGCCGCTGACCGCCACCCATCTGATGCAGGCCATGACCGAGGCCAAGCGGCTGTCCCGCGCCGGGCTGGTCCTGTCGGTCGCGCTGACCGACGAGGGTTTCGTCGTCATGGGATGCAAGGACGGCCGATATGCCGCCAAGGACATCGGCTGGCTCGATATCGAGGAGCGCCCCACCCGCCTGATCGACGCGCTGCGATCTGTCCGCGACTTGCTGTAGGCCCACGCGCCTCGGGCTGATATGGCTGTGCGATCACCACCACGGAGGCCCGACTCATGAGCAATACATGGCTGAACGTCCGCTTCGGCACCTATCATCTGCAAGTCCTGATGCTGCGCGACTGGCGGCTGTCGAACTGGCGGCGATGGGTGCGCTGGAGCCACAACCCCTATCAGGCCGCGCGCCGGGACAATGAGCCGACGACGTGGCGCTGGTTCGAACTGATGGAGTGCCGCTGGCCATGGTGACCGCGCCGAAGCCCACGCTGGCCGACTTCGCTGACAGCCTGTCGCCCCGGCCGCTGGCCCCATGGCAACGCCGCCTGCTGGACGTGTTCGAGGCGATGACGCCGGAACAACGCGCAGCGTGGTATCGCAGGCTGATGTTGCGATGACGTGGTGGGAATGGACGCTGCTGACCACGTTCGCCCCGGTCCCGGGATGGCTGGTCTGGCGCTGGCGGGTCCGGCGCGCGCGCGAGGCGGCCGAGGCAAAGATCGCCGCCGAAGTAATGGACTATCGACGACGCAAGTTCGGCGGGGCTATCAAGGTGCCGGGCCAGAAGGACGCCCAACCAATCGAAAGGCCGCAGGGTGAGAATCGGTAAACTGTTCATCGGCTGGCGCGAATTGCCGGCTTGGGAGGCTGTCGAGTTCGGCCTGTCCGCACATTCCCGCTGGCGCGGGTTCTTCATCGAATGGGGCGATACCGAGCGCGGGTGCGGCGTCCTCCTGATGACGGACGAGCGGGCATGAAGATCATCAGGCCGACGACGCCTGACCCCGGATTTCCATGCAAGCGATGCGGCGTCCGGCCCGATGTGGACTGCGCCCACCGGCCCGCCGACCCGTTCTGGTCGATGGGGCCACCCCCGCCAGATGAGGACGGCCGACGCGGCACCCCACGGCCGGGCAACGGCAACAATTTCAGGGCGCGGCGAGCGGAGTGGGCCAAGGGCCTTTGAGCCGATCTGGCTGCGATCATTGACAGGGTGACTGCCGGCGTGCTGCAAGCTGGCAATGCGCCCACCACGCAAGACTCACCCGCGCAGCCTCGACGCGCTGTTCCCCCGACCGAAGAAGCCGGCCGTCAAACGCTGCCCGGCTGGCCATCGCCAGACGCAGAAATGGCGACCCGGCGATAGCTGCACCGCCTGCCAGATCGACGCGCAGCGCCGCGAACAGGCCGCGCTCGATGCGCTGACCGGCGCAGCCGAACGCGAGGCATGGTCCCGCGCCCACCCCTGCCCCGCTGTCCTCGAAATGAGGGTCGTCGATACCGGGCGGGTCGTCCGCTACGCCATCCCGCCCCATCTGGCCGCGCAAAAGCGGGCTATGGATAAGCGTCGTGGACCGCGCAGGCGGCGACGGATATGATCAGGGTATGAGGACGATCCGCATCGCAGGGGCAGACCCCAAGCCGCTCGGCGCACCGCCAGATTGGAACGAGGCCGAGTCTGGCCATTGCGGGGCGCTGTTCGTCCGCCGCGAACTGATCGACGGCGTGCACTACATGCGCTCGGCATGGGAGGTCGATCACGGCGAGGCCGCGCTGCTCTACGCCGGGGCCAAGCTGACGCTCGGCGTCGCCGGCCAGCAGCACCCCGTCGTCCAGTTGGGCGTCGCTGATCTCCCCGACGATTTCGAGCCGGTCGTTCATGCCCGGCGCTTCACCCATACCGACGGCCGGCCCTGCGTCCGCGTCGAAATGCTGTTCCCCCATGAGGGCGGGCAGCGCGCCTTCGCCAATGTCCATGTGGACGGGACGCTGGCCGACGCGATCAGCACAGGGGTGACGCAGATCGAGACTTTCGCCCGCAAACAAGGATGGACCCAATGACCGCGCCCAAGGTGCTGCTCCGCAAGATCGACGAACTGACCCCGGACCCCCGGAACGCCCGCACCCATAGCGAGGCGCAAGTCGCCCAGATCGTGGCCAGCATCGAGCGGTTCGGCTGGACCAACCCCGTCCTGGCCGACGATCTGATCAGGGCGGGCCACGGCCGGCAGATGGCGGCGCGGGCGATCTACGCCGAGGGCGGCACGATCTACCTTGCCCCGGGCAAGGAGCGCGGCGGCACGGCCATCCCCAAGGGCACCGTCCCGGTGATCGACTGCACCGGCTGGACCGAGGACGAGCGCAAAGCCTACGCGCTGGCGGACAACCAGCTTGCCTTGCAGGCCGGGTGGGACACCGAGATCCTGATGGCGCAACTGGACGAACTGTCGGCCGCCGAGTTCGACATCGCGGAAATCGGCTTCGACATGGAGGCGATCGATGCGCTCGGCATCGGCGAGATCGGCACCGCGACCGAGACGGCACCGGCCGGCAAGAAGCAAGGCGGCGGCTCGCTGGCCAACGAGTTCATGATCCCGCCCTTCACCGTGCTGAACGCCCGCGAGGGATGGTGGATGGACCGCAAGCGGGCGTGGCTGTCGCTCGGCATCAAGTCCGAGGTCGGGCGCGGCGAGAACCTGCTCGGCATGTCCGACACGATGCTGGAGCCGGACCCGGAGAAGCGCGCCGCGATGCAGGCCGCCCGGGAGGAGGCCAAGGGCAAGGCCCGGACGTTCGGGCAAGATTTCATGCGCGGTGAGGGCACGAACGCCGTGACCGGCCGCAAGAAGGGTTTGGGCGGCGTCACCATGGACGCCCTGTCCAGCCACCCCCGCTACTATGAACAGAAAACGGCGGCCGAGGCCAAGGTGGGGCGCAAGCTGACCCCCGAGGAGTTCGAGCGCGATCATTGGGTGCTACCCGACTCCGAACTGTCCAGCGGCACGTCGATCTTCGACCCGGTGCTGTGTGAACTGGCCTACCGCTGGTTCAGCCCGGTCGGCGGCCGGGTGCTGGACCCCTTCGCTGGCGGCTCGGTGCGCGGGATCGTCTGCGCCGCGCTCGGCCGGCACTATACCGGCGTCGATCTGCGCGCCGAACAGATCGAGGCGAACCGGGCGCAATGGCCCGCCGTCGCCGCACAGCTTGGCACGCCGGCTCCCCGCGCGGCCGAGGAAGTGCCGGCGTTGGCAGTCGATGAGATCGAGGGCATCAGGGTCGTCCGCGATGATCGCGTCCTCGGCGGGACGAAGCGCCGGGCGCTGGACCGCCTTGTCGCCGGCATCGACGCCGACGAACTGGTCTATGCGACGCCGGCCTATGGCTTCGCACAGATCGCGCTCGCCGGGGCCTGCCGGGCCGCTGGCAAGAAGGCGACGATCTTCGTGGCCGCGCGCTCCGACCGCCATCCCCGGACGCAACTGGCCGCCGATCTGGGCGCGAACATCGTCGAGGTCAAAGCCGGCCGGCTGAACGTGATCCAGTCCCGGGCGCGCAAGCACTGCGAGGCCACCGGGGCCTATCTGGTCCCCTTCGGCATGGACGACGAGATCTTCGTCGATGCGATGGCGCAGGAAATCGCGGCCCTGCCAGGCGAGGCCCCGACCGAGGTTTGGTGCGTCGCCGGCTCGGGCACGCTGACCCGGGCGCTACAGCGCGCCTTCCCCGACGCCGCCCATCATGCCGTCCAGATCGGCCGCGACCCCGATGTCGGCGAGGCCAAGCTGTGGAAGGCCCCCGAGGCGTTCGAGGACGACGCGACCGACCCGCCGCCCTTCCCGTCGTGCAGCAATTACGACGCCAAGGCGTGGCGCTTCATCAGGGAACACGCCGCCCCGGGCGCGCTGTTCTGGAACCTCGGGGCCGACATGGAGCCGCAGCCGGCCTTCGCGCCTGTCGAGCCGGTCTGGCACGTCGGGGACAGCAACAAGGTGCTGACGGACGATGCGGTCGGCGGCGACTTCGATTTCGTGTTCTCGTGCCCGCCCTACGGCGATCTGGAGGTCTATAGCGACGACCCCGATGACATCAGCACGCTCGACATGGCCGGGTTCGACGCGATCTACGCCGAGATCATCGCCAAGGCGGTCGCCCGGCTGGCCGACAATCGGTTCGCCTGTTTCGTGGTGGGGGATTACCGGGATAAGCGCGGCATCTACGCCAATTTCGTCAGCAAGACGATTGCCGCGTTCGAGGCGGCGGGTGCCCCGCTCTACAACGAGGCGATCCTGATCACGTCGGTCGGCTCGCTCCCCATCAGGACGGCCAAGCAGTTCCGGTCCACGCGCAAACTCGGGAAAACGCACCAAAATGTGCTTGTCTTCGTGAAGGGCGATCCGCGCAAGGCCGTGGAAGCGCTCGGGCCAGTGGACGTTTCCGACGCACTGGCCCGATTCGAGGAGGAGGATGAGGCAAGCGATCAGATGGGCGAGCAGAACCACTGATCGCAGGCCCGGCATTCGGACCAAGAGCCGGCCTCATCGACGACGCGATGGGCGCGGATATTGAACCGCCACTCGCCCACCGGGGCGTCGGGGTTCTGGACCTCGGGCGCGCCGCAGTTCGGGCACACGAGGCTGTCGGTGACGATGATCGTCAACGGCTCGGGCGTCGGGGCGCACATCAGATCGCCCCCCCGACATCGGCCAGCACGGCGCGCACCTGATCGCGGACGGGCGCGGGCAGGCGCTTGGCGATGGCGACCAGCATGGGACGATCAGCCTCGGCGGGGACGCCATTGACGGCCCGGGACATGATGCCCTCAAGCGCCTTGGCATCGGCCATGCCCTGCGCGCTGGCGTGGGCGAGGCGGCTGTTGGTGGGGCGGACGCGGGCCATCAGATCAGCCCCGCGCGTGCCGCCGCCTCGGGCGTCACATCGAACGATCCGAGGCGGTTGATCGCGTAGATGATCGCGCTGCGCGTGCTGCCATCAGCGCGGGCCTGCGCGTTCAGATCGTCGGCGGCTTTGACGGCGGCGGCGTAGCCCTCCGGCCCGCCCTGTTCGATCATCACCTTGCGGCGGTCGCGGGGGCCGAAAAGGAGGAAAGCCGAGAAGGCGTGGGCCTTGGCGATCTGTGCGGCCAGTTCCTGCTCCTCGCGGAGGGTGGCGGCTGATTTCTTGGTCATGTGAGTCTCCGTGGTGGTGGTGACGCCGGCATAGATTGCTGCGACGGTCGCAGCAACTCCAGCAAGCGGTCCCGCTCGAATAAATGCGCGCGGGCGCGAGGTTCGTCCCCGGCCCGCGCGGCGGCGCGTCGTTGCTGGTCCTCGCGCAGGGCGAGATCAGCGATGGCTTGCGGGGTCATTCGATCTCCCGGCCCCACCGATTGACGTAGGGGCCTTGGTAGCGGCCCTTGATCTTCGCGAGCCTGATCTGGCGCTCCAGATCAGCGATCTCCTCGCGGGCCTTGCGGTCCAGCGTGTCCAGCGCCCGCCAGCCGGCAACTGCCAGCGTGACGAACACGAACACGCCGATGGCGATGGCCTCGATCATTGGCCGTGCTCGGCAAGCCACCGCTCGCCCTCCTCGTGATCGCGGCGCTTGCGCTCCCAAAACTGGTCGCGGAGTTGCTTCTGGTTGCGGGCAATCCACGCCTCGGCCTGCTTGCGGCGATAGTCCTGCAAGCTCTGGCCTTCGGTGCGGTCGGTATCGCGAATCGTGATCTGCATCGGTCGTCTCCGTGGTGGGCTGATGGGACCGTGTTGGGGGAGAGGGGTTAATTCTTCGCTAAGGCGTCGAACGCGGCGTCGATCTGGGCGAAAGCCGGCAAGATGAACTCGGTGATGACGCCGACCCCGATGCCGATGGCGATCAGGCAGACGACGGCGAACACCATCTTGCCCTCCAGCACGCGGCCGGCCAGGCGGGGGTCATCATGTTTCATCGTTGAGTCTCCTCGTGGTGGGTCCGGGCAGCATAGGCGCTGCGACGACCGCAGCAACGTCATTCCGCATAAGGCGAAATCGCAGGGACGCCCCGTAAGACTCGACTGGAGGGCGGTGCGCGCATAGATTGCGATCATGTCCACCACGCCCGACAAGCCCCTGACCGCGCACAATCAGAAGACGCGGGACGACGATGCCCGAGGCGCGCCCCGGGGGAAGTTCGGCAACCCGCCGTTCGTCCCCACCGAGGAGCAGCGGCTCAAGGTCCGCACCTATGCCAAGACGTTCCCGGTCCACGGCGAGCACTACATCGCCCGCCTGATCGGTGTCAGCCGCGACACCCTGCGCCGGCACTTCGCCGACGATCTGGAACTCGGCCGCGCCGAAATGCTGGCCAGCGTCGGCTCGCAAGTGATCAACCGAGCGATCAACGCAGAAAGCGAGACGGCGAAGGGCGATCTGGACGCGCAGAAGTTCATCCTGGCCCGGCTCGGCGGCTGGACGACCAAGGTGGAAGTCGGCGACAAGGCGCGCCAGCCGTTCGGCGGGCCGGCCCCCGATCTGTCTCGCCTGACCGACGAACAGCTTGCGGAATATGGCCGCCTCGCAGCGCTCGCCGAGGGGCTGGACCCCGACGAGGTTGTCGATGGCAGCACTGACGACTGACGATCAGGGCGCGACCCTGATCCGGGAGCCGTTGGCGCTCTCCACCAAGTTCTACCGGGAGGAGATCGCGCGCCGGCAAGAGGCCGCGATGCTGGACGAGGCCCGGGCTGATGCCGATGGCGTCCGCCGCCGCTGCCAGTCGTTCGCCGAGTTCGTTCAGGAGGCGTGGAAGGTCATCGAGCCGGGCACGCGGCTCAAATGGAACTGGCACATGCAAGCCATGTGCGACCATCTGGAGGCGATCAGCCGGGGCAAGCTGAAACCGCGCCTGATCATCAACGTGCCGCCCGGCTCGTCGAAATCGACCATCGTCTCGGTGATGTGGCAGGCATGGGAGTGGGGGCCGCTCGGCAAGCGCCACCTGCGCTTTGTCAGCACATCGTTCGATCTGACCAACGTCAAGCGCGATACCGGCAAGACGCTGGACCTGATCCGCTCCGAATGGTTCCAATCGCTGTGGCCAGAGGTCGAACTAAAGACCGAGGGCGTGCTGTCGTTCAGCAATTACGACACCGGATCGCGTCTCGGCGTCGCCTTCAAGTCCGTCACCGGCAAGCGCGGCGACCGCCTGATCGTCGATGACCCCCACAGCGTGGACGGGGCCGAGTCCGAGACGCAGCGCGACAATGCCACCCGCAAGTTCATTGAGGGCGGCCTGAACCGCATCAATGACTGGGAAACGTCGGCCATCGTCATCGTCATGCAGCGCTTGCACGAGGAAGATCTGACCGGCGTCATCCTCGCCCGCGACTATGGCTTCGTCCATCTGATGATCCCCAACGAGTTCGAGACGGCCCGGCGCTGTTCGACCCCGCTGCAAGTCCCCGACCCAGATCGGCCAGGCAAGACGAAGGACTGGACCGACCCGCGCTCCTATGAGGGCGAACTGATGGACCCGGTGCGCGCCGGCCCGGCCGTCACCGAGGACGTGAAGAAATCCGGCGATTACATGTATGCCGGCCAGTATCAGCAGCGCCCGGCCCCGCGCGAAGGCGGCATGTTCAAGGTCGAGCACATCGACATCGTGGACCATGTGCCGGCTGGCGGCGTGACATGGGCCGGGTGGGACTTGGCCGGCTCCAAGCGCAAGAAGTCGCCGTTCACCGTCCGGGTGCTGATGACCCGCGTCGGCGGCGATGTCTATGTCCGCCACGTCGAGCGGCGGCGCGCCAACCCGACCGAAGTCGAGCAGATGATCGAGGAGGTTTCGATCAATGACCGGAACGAAATCCCGACGGTCAAGATCAGCATCCCCCAAGACCCGGGCTTCGGCGGCAAGGCGTTCAAGTGGCGCGTCTCCGAGATCCTGATGGGCTTCAATTTCATCTGCACCCCGGAGACGGGCGACAAGGTGACGCGCGCCGATCCGTTCGCCGCACAGGTCGGGGCCGAGCGCGTCCATCTGGTCCGGGGCGATTGGAACGCCGCCTATATCGAGGAACTCCGCAACTTCCCGAGCGGCACATACAAGGATCAGGTGGACGCCAGCAGCCGGGCATTTCAGGCCCTCGTCGGCACCGTGCCCATCGCCCAGAACGCCGCGCCGGAGGAAATGGACGACGCGGCCGACGCGCCCGAGCCGGCCAGCGATGACGATCCGTGGGGGGCGAGTTGATCGCCGGCCAGGCTGCGTCTATGCCCTCGATCGCCAGCGGCAACCGCCCACGACGCGCCTAGCGCATGACGGACCCGGGCCGCTGGCACGCCGAGGAGCGGTGGGGTTATCCGCCAAGCCGCTTAATCGCGAAGGAGTTGGCCACGCCGCAACGAGTCGGCACCGGCTGGTCGGGCAACCGATCAATTCTGTCCTCGGCACCCTCCCCCCTTGCCAAGCTGGCCAGATCGCGGCAACCATCGCGGCCGAGGAGTATGCTGTGGCGTGCGGCGCGAACCTCCGAAATCGGAACAGCGCACGCGGGGCAGGGACAGCCACCGGCAGGGTTGGGATCACCCATGTCGAAGTCCAGCGATGGTGCAGGGTAGAGCAGCGGTAGCTCGGTGGTCTCATAATCCACAGGTCGGGAGTTCGAATCTCCCCTCTGCAACCATCTTGCCGCTGGCCGACCAGCCGGGCAACACGATCCCATGACCGACGCCCTCGAAAAGCAGCGCGATTACAACCGCGCCTATTACCGCGATGTCCGTGGCCCGGCCCGACAGGCCGAAATGGTCCCGCCCGGTCCCTGCCATTATTGCGGATCGACTGATCGCCTTGAGCCGGATCATGTCATCCCGACCAGCAAAGGCGGCACCGACGACGCGGGCAATGTCGTGCCAGCCTGCAAGCCGTGCAACAGCAGCAAGCAGGCCAGGACGATTGAGGAATGGCGGGAGTTCATCGGCTGTGCGCTGGCGGGCCTACCCTATTTCACGCCCCAGCAGATCGCGTTCCTGCGCGCCCATGACTTCGATCTGGAGCCGATCAGGGCCGCCGCCGCTGCGCGTGTGCGGTTCCGATTCGAGGATGGCCGAGGGGAGGCCGTGCAAGATTATCACCGGAGCCGGGTTGCCAAACCGCGCAATCTGCCCTAATTGGGCCGCCTGCCCGTGGTGCAGGACGCGGTTTCATCGACTTTGTAACTCGGAAAGACGCCGCATCCGCCAGTTTCCCGGGCAGACGTGAATCCGGGTGGTGTAGGCTTCGGCTACTTCGCTTTGGGAGCGGGAAACGCAGGTTCGAATCCTGCCCAAGGGCTTCGGCACTTGGTCGTCTAGCGGACAGGACGCCTACCGTTCCGACGCCGCCTTTTCCCCCGGGTTCTCGTCTGCGCTCCATGGGTGGACGATCTGGGCGTCGTCGTTCTGGATCGTGCGTGGTGTAGATTGCGGTTACTTCGATCATAATCTGTAGGTCGCTGGTTCGAGTCCAGCATCGGGCCGCAAGCCCGGTTAGCTCAGTTGGTAGAGCAACAGCCCAAAGGTCCGCATTCGCCTGTTTCCCGCACGGTCCTGATCGGCGACGCCTCCCACCAAGGAGAACGCCATCATGGCTCGATTGAACACCAAGCCCGTCAACACCGCGCGCACCCACGAGGGAGCGCCTGGCATCCCCCCGAAGAACGCCGCCGCTGAACTGCGCCGCGCTGTCGCGTCGTGCCTCCTGTGGGAGGACCAGTTCTATGAGGGCGGGGTCGCCATCGCCGACCGCATCGCCGATCTGGTCAGCAAGACCGCGCCGGCCGATGTCGCTGCACTGGCGATCGAGGCCCGCAGCCAGATGAACTTGCGGCACGCCCCGCTGTGGCTGATCGCCGGGCTGGCCCGCGCCGGCCAGATCTCGGCACTGCGCCCCGACGACTATCCGGCCGTCGTGCGCCGCGCCGACGAAATGGGCGAGTTGCTGGCGATGCTGTGGAAGGACGGCAAGCGCCCCATCCCGGCCGCGATGAAGAAGGGCCTCGCGCTCGCGTTCGGCCAGTTCGACGCCTACCAGCTTGCCAAGTATGACCGCGCGGCCACCGTGCGGCTGCGCGATGTCCTGCGCCTCGTTCACCCGAAGCCCAAGGACGACGAGCAGGCCGCGATGTGGAAGGCGCTCATTGCTGGCGAGTTGCCGTCGCCGGACACTTGGGAGGTCGCGCTTTCGGGCGGGGCCGACAAGGCCGAGGCGTTCACGCGGCTGATCAGCGAAGGCCGGCTCGGCTACATGGCCCTGATCCGCAACCTGCGAAAGATGGCCGAGGTCGGCGTCGACTCCGATCTGGTCAAGCAGGCGATCATCGCCCGCAAGGGTGCGCGCTATGTCCTGCCGTTCCGCTACATCGCCGCTGCCCGGGCTGCACCGCAGTTCGAGCCGGCGCTGGACGAGGCGCTGTGCGCGGCGGTCGAGGACATGCCGGTCCTGCCGGGCAAGACCGTGGTGCTGGTCGATGTCAGCGGTTCGATGGACACGAAGCTGTCGGGCAAGTCTGATCTGACCCGCATGGACGCGGCTTGCGCCCTTGGCGCGATCATCCACGGCGATGTCCGGGTGTTCAGCTTCTCCAACGACGTGAAGGAGGTTCCCCCGCGTCGCGGCATGGCTGGCGTCGATGCGATCCGCCGCTCGCAGCCGCATGGCGGCACCCGCCTCGGGCACGCGATTGCGGAGGTCAATCTCCGCACCCGCTATGACCGGATGATCGTGATCACGGACGAGCAGTCCCATGATCGCGTCGGCGGTCCCCGCGAGGGCGCGCGCGGCTACATGATCAATGTGGCCAGCTATCGCAACGGCGTCGGCTACGGGGACTGGACGCGCATCGACGGTTTCAGCGAGAACGTCCTCCGATTCGTCCACGAAAGCGAGGCGCGTGACCGCTGATCAATTCAAGGAGGCCGGCCGGGCACTGTTCCCGCCCAAGCATGGGTGGCAGACCCGGCTGGCCGATTGGCTTGGCGTCGATGCGTCGTCGGTTCGGCGATGGGCCTCGGGACAGGTGCCTGTTCCGGGGCCTGTTGCAACCGCGATCAGAGAGCGGCAAGAGAGGCTTCGAATCGGTTAGCCCACAGCGCGAGCAACGCGCCGGGTCGCAGGGCGGGGTCAGCAATGGCCTCGCCCTTTTCCGTTGACGGCCTCCTGCCATCGGCGCACCTTGCCCGGGTCCACTATCGGACAGCCAAGGAGGAAACCCATGGTTCTGCGTTATCGCCCGTTCTTCGCCGCCGCCCTGTCCCTGATCGCAGCCGCGCCGCTCGCCGCCGTCTCGGCGCTGGAGCGCGGGGTCGCCTTCATCTACGGCCTGTTCGTCCCGGCGACCGCCCTACGCGCGCCGCGCCTGGCCACCGCCGCGCCGGCTATGAACATGACCCGCGCTCCGTTCGACGCCGCGCTCCAGCACTCGCTCCGACACGAAGCCGGCCACCGCAAACGCGCCGCCTCGCGCGGAGGCTGATCTGACCTAATTCCCGCAGGGCGACCCGCCCTTGCCCGGACGATGTGAAGGGCGAAAGGATAGAGAGGCCCGGGCTGGCAACGGCTCGGGCCTCTTGCTATGAAGGCCGAGCGTCAGCGGAGACTGCGACTTCCGCCTGCCAGATGAGGTCTGGGTTCCAAGCCACCACCAAGGGAACCTCCCGATGCAAGAATCACGAATCCATGAGTCCGCCCTTGATCGCCTCCTCGAAATGGAGCGCGAGGAGAAACTGGCGAAGATCCACCATCAGCACTTAGGCAACGGACAGGTCCGCGTTCGCCAGTTCTACAAGGGCCGTCGCGACGCCGACATTCACGCCCAGATGGACGCCGAGAAGCGGTTGATCGAGGCCGAGGGTGGCGCGGTCACACATCGCACAAAGATTGGCCGCAACGCGACTTGCCCATGCGGTTCGGGCCGCAAGTTCAAGAAGTGCTGCATGGCCGGCGCGCGCCGCGTCAACACGATCTGACCGCGCTATCCCCGGCCGAGCCGTCGTGATATGTCGGTTCGGCCGGGCAATCCCGCTCGGCAAGGAAACCAGAGGAGGAGGCTATGGCCCATCTCGAAACTCTGTCGTCCAAGGCCGGCCAGTATTCCGGTCGCGGGCTGATCGCCGCGTTCAAGTTGATCGCGCGCAACTTTGCCAAGCTGGAACCCGCCGTCACCACGTCGGCCGCCGCCGATTATATCCCGGCGCTGACCGATGTCGGCAAGACGATCCTGCGCACCAATGCCGGTGCCCAGACGCTGACCCTCCCGCAGGACAGCGCCGTCGCGTTTCCCATCGGATCGTCGTTCTCGGTGATCGCGCAGGGTGCCGGCGCGCTGACCGCGCAGGCCGGCGCTGGCGCGACCATGGAGAAGAAGGGCAGCACCACCGCTGTCGTCATCGCCAAGGGCCGCGTCGTCTGCACCAAGGTCGCGGCGAACACTTGGAATGTCTCCGGCGACCTCACGGCGGCGTGACAATCAACCCGGGGCCTGATACAAGGGCCTCGCTCTCGGAATGATCCGGCCGGCCGCGTCCTTCGGGGTGCGGCCGGTTTCGATTCTGGAGACGTGACCGAAAGCCCCTCCTGCGATACAAGGCTACCAGATCAGGAGGCCGGGCTTTGGCGGACAGCATTTTCAAGCGAGCGGGCGACGCGCTGTTCAAGCGGGCTGCGCCTACGGAAACCTTGGGCACGAGCCGTGCATCGGGTGGTGTCGTCAATGGGGAAGGGGCCGGCACGTTCGATGAGCCAGATCGGCTCATCAATCTGGTCGGGCCGCGTCGATTCGACGAATATGACCGCCTCGTCCGCGACGTTTCGATCATCGGGGCCGGCGTTCGCCTGTTCCTGAACCTGATCAGCAACGCCGTGTGGACGGTCAATCCGCCCGAGAACCTGTCCGAAGCCGACACCGCCACCGCGCAAGGCTACGCCGACCAAGCCTATGCGATGCTCTACGACATGACGACAAGCTGGTCGCAAGTCGTCCGCAAGACCGCCGCGTTCCGCCTGCACGGCTTCACGATTCAGGAATGGACGGCCAAGCAGAACCCCGACGGGACCATCGGCCTCCTCGACATCGAACATCGCCCGCAGCGCACCATCAGCCGGTGGAAGCGCGACCGGGGCGGCACCGTCGAATCGGTGATCCAGCGCGTGCCAGGATTCGCCGATGTCGAACTGCCCCGCAGCAAGATCGTCTATGCCGTGGACGACACGCTGACCGACAGCCCCGAGGGCGTCGGCCTGTTCCGCCATCTGGCCGTGACCGCAGCCCGGCTGGAGACGTTCCTCCGGCTGGAGGAAATCGGCTTCACCACTGATCTGCGCGGCATCCCGGTCGCGCGCGCGCCGCTGGGCGAACTCCGGCAGGAGGTCTTGGACGCCGGCCCTCCGGGATCGGACGCCCGGGCACAGGCCGAGGCCCGCCGCACGTCGCTGTTGGCCCCGCTCCGCAACTGGCTCGACAAGCATATCCGCAACGAGAAATCGGGGATGCTGCTCCCGTCGGAAACCTATGTCGCGGCCAGCGTGGACAAGTCGCAGACGGTCAGCAGCGTGCCGAAATGGGCGCTCGAACTGCTGTCCGGCGACAGCACGTCGTTCGATTCGATGGCCAACGCGGTCAATCGGATGAATCAGGAACTCGCCCGCATCCTCGGCGTCGAGCATCTGCTCCTCGGGGCCGACGGCTCCGGCTCGCTGGCACTGGCCCGCTCCAAGGTCGGCACGTTCTATCTGACCGTGACATCGACGCTGCTCGATCTGTGCGAGATCTACGACCGCGATGTCCTGGCCCCGCTGGCCGAACTGAACGGCTGGCCCCCCGAACTGTGCCCGCAGATGGGCGTCAACGAAATCAGCGACCGCGACATCGAACAGGTGCTCGACGCGCTCGCCAAGCTGGCGCAGGCCGGCGCGCCCATGATGCCGGATGATCCGGCCGTCGGCGAGATCTACGATCTGCTCGGCCTGACCCGCCCGCCCGAGCGCATGGACGACATGGACCTGTCGCTGAACCCCGGCCGCACCGACCCGAACGCCAAGCCCGACCC